ACTCATTAGCGACCATGCGCCAGCGTCAATAACTAGCGTACAAGTGCCAGCAATAGCACTGACGTTTGTAATTGTCAGAGGAATTGCCGCAGGGGTCGGGGAATAATCAGCAATATCAAACGTCAACCCGTTGCGGGTATCCACAATGTTTGATAATTCTCGACGCACAATTTGTGCGTCCAAGGTTGCGCCAGTCAAATCAACTGGCAAACCATTGCTGGTAAAAGACAGGTTCCAATAGGTTTGTTGATCCCAAACCAGTTCACCCGCAAGAATCGGGTTATCAAATCCGCTTACTTGTGCAAGCGTATTCTTATTAAAGATCGCCATGTCAGTTCCCTGTACACAGTTAGAACATCCGTGATTCTCACGGTCCAATGGTGTCTTGTTTTATCAAATATTATGCCCTAGCCCTAATTCTGTCAATATAAGGCCACAAATCATCCAAAGAAAAAGAACCGTTTGGATATTGGGACATCAAATCGCTGAAATCTGTATTGGCAGGACGAATGACAGCACCAGTTTCTTTGTTCAAAACTTCTGATGCGTCCATGATTCTGACAACTTCATAGACTTGGGAATCGTCAAACTTAAAGATGCCATCAACTTCTGAGCCAACACCAATCAAGACTTGAACATATACCCCAACTTGAAAATCAACAGATTGAATAGCCTCTGTAATTGTTTTTTCAGGAATTGTAATTGTTCGCATGTTTTCTCCTTAAACGTATCCGGGCAAATACACTGTCGCCCCATCATTTGTTGAGATCAAAATCCAAGCAGCCCTTGTGGTCGGATTGCTTGGCGCTCCAGTATTGTTGACGTAATAAATGTACTTTCCATTGGTAGTGCCGCTGGCAATATTCACCAAATCGGTTGCATTTTTCCCATCCAACAAATCAGCATTCAAGTTGGTGTTGACCGTTCCATTGCTGACTGGCACTTGACCAGAAGAATTGCCAGCATGATAACCATCTACCTTGTCGGAGTTTGTGGCTGTATCGCCAGCACCAAGGAACGCAGAAGCATGATTGCCATCCAGCAAATCAGCGTTCAAGTTAGAAACAAGAACCGTGCTTGTAATCTGCATTTTCCCGGCAACATACAAAGCTGTTCCAGTGCCGCCATGCGCTGCGTAAACGCCATAGGAAGCATTGTTGGATGAATAACCATAAAGGCCAGAATAGGTCTTGCCTGAATCAGTCCAACCAACTAAGCCAAAACCATAAGCATTGTTTGAATAAAACACTCCACCGAAATCAGCGCCTCCAGAACCATTCGCATCAATAGATGTATACCCATAAGAACTAAGAGTGTCTGAGCCATCTACTTTTACAACGCCACGAGCATAAAAAGCATTGGCAAACATTCCACCGTTTGTGCGGCTGATGTAATAACCAGTTGTGCCCCATGAAGCAATATTGGATGCTACAGGTGGAACTGAGCCATTCCAGTTATCGGATTCAATGTCTTGGAAAATGCTTGCAGCAATTGGGCCTGTCCAAGCAGTCGTATTTGGTGCAACACCATCAATGGTTGTAGAGGCATTGCTGTTATATCGACCTTGGATGTACCACATGACTTGACCGACACTGACGGAAGGAGCAGTAGCCGACCATCCTGTTGGCAACGCCGATCCAGTTGTAGGTGTTGTGAATGTAGGGGTGGAAGCAGATTGACTTTGAACTTTATACGCATTGATAAATGTCAAGCCATTAACACCAGATGTTCCAGAACTACCTGTGGCTCCGGTTGCCCCCGTTGGGCCTGTAATAGATGCGCCTGTTGGACCAGTCGGGCCGGTTGGCTGAATTGGTGTCCATGTAAAAGATGCGCTGATTGAACTGCGTGTAGATTTTGCAATGTCATTGCCAACCACGTAACTGAAGTAATACGTGGCACTTGTGCTTGCGCCCGTGGGCAAAACTTGATTGGCAAACACATAAGTTGTGCTTGGCGTAACAGGCGTTCCATCAATAGTGCTGGCTGTGGAAAGCAGCTTCCAATCCGATGAAGTAGGGATTGCTGCGGTTGTGTAATACAACTCGGAATATGTCACCCTTCCAGTTGCGGGAATAGTGATTGATACATTGAAATTGGGGATAGCACTAGAAGGATTGCTTGCTGATACCGTAGGCGCAGACAATGGGCTGAAATATGAAACGCTTGGCAGACTGCTGTTAGGAACTGGCGTGTATTGCGTGATGTTGAAATCGTCATAAACGCCTGCGCTGTACTCTGACATTTCCAGACGCGCACCCAAAGTCCCATCAGGCAAAGATGCCTCATTGACTTTGACAACCCTAAACAGCTTATTAGTCCAGCCGTAATCCGAATTAGTGACACTTACAACAGTTCCAGCATCAACTTGAATGCCGTAATAGGTCGTATTGAAACTGACAATCAAATCTTCTCTAGCTTGCTCAAGAATCCTATTGGCAAGATATTGTGATTGCACAGATTCATTGACCAAATCATAAGTAGCACTGTATTTGTTAACCGGCTCATTTGGATATAGCAAACCAGATGGCGTTGCAAGATTGACGTAATCAGGTTGGTCACGATTGTTCTTGTTTGGAAACTTGGCTTCAACCTGATTGATAGACTGCGTAATGTCTGTAGCACTTACGCGAATGTCTCCAATGATGTTATTGTCATTGAATGCATATGTTGCGCTTTCTGCTTTGTTGATGACAATAGACCATTGACCAAGTGCAGCGTTATAGGCCATCCAGCTATCACAGCAAGTCATAATCTTGTCTAGATTGCTGAGAACCGTCTGTCCCGCATCAATCACACCATTGATGCGATATCGAGGCTGCGTAGATGGACTTCCTGTGTAAGTTTCAAATGTAATGACTTCATCTGAATACGTGTTCAACGAAGTCACAGATGTTGAATCAACAAATGCACTATCTACAGCGCCGCCGTATTGATCGTTTGTGATGTAGTCATACCAAACATCACCGGGTTTTGCTACACCAGCGCCATTTAAATATTGGCTTGCATGAAAAGTAATTGGTGAAAGGCTAGTAGTGCCAGCATCAGCGTTGTAATTTAGTTTGACAATAGCAAAAGCCAAACCATTCATTTGCCGACCAGAAGAAGGCCAACGCAATGACACATCAATATCAGAACCACCCATTACAACATTTGGTGCTGATGCCCCATTCAAAGATGTAATGGTTCCGCTGGCAGATGACTTGTACAAATTGATGTACAAGTTGCCACTGATTTTTGTGTCTACGTTTCCAGCTTCATCTGTTAAACTGACAACTTTGGTCTGGTCTGTTCCATCAAATGTAATTAACCGATCACCATAATAAAACTTGGTAGTATCAAAAGTAAATTGACCGTTAGGGCTGATACAAGAAACAGCCATGACGTAATACATTGTCTTTTGGTTTGTGGTCAACACCGCATCCACAAATGTGCCGCCCAAATAAGCGTCACCATAAACGATTGGAATAGCATTTACGTTAGATGGAGGAACTTGCTGGCGTGTTCCATTGTCTTGTGGGCCTTGCTGACTTTGCCCAAAAACTCGGGTCACAATCATTGAAACAGCAAAGTTCACAGCAAATGTTGCCGCTGCTGTAGAAAACCCTATTGTCTCCAACGCCAAAATGATAGACGTAACCATTTTTATTCCCTAACAAAAGATGCGCCCAATGCCTTGTACCCGCGCTTGGTGTAGTCAATCAAAGGGCCATTTGCTGAAATGCTTGTGACAACAAAATCAATGTCGCCAGCTTTAAGCATCGCTTTAGCCCTGTCATCAAATGCTTTCCATAGCCTTCCACCAACAGTTCCGTTTCTGTGTTCAGGCTCAACCCACCACAACAATTCATTTAATTCCTTCACTTTTGGTGCCCAAATGTTGCCTTGTTTAATTGCCACAATTGCGCCACGCATGTGTTCATCAATGTAGATAAAACCTCGGCCAGCAATGATGCTGAACAACAATTCCTCCACATATTTTGGGAAATGATTGTGTTGTCTGCCAAGAACCTTGATTGGATTTTCGTAGGCATATGCTTCAACGATTTCCAATAGTCTTGGGATGTCATATCTTGTTGCTAGTCTTATCATCCAGCGCCGCCTATAGATGTTGGCTCAAAAGTTGTATCTGTTGCTTGTGTTTCAACTTGTGGTGGTTTGCCAAAATCAAAATATGTGTTTGAAATTGTCGCAACTCTATCCATGCTGGTATCGCTAGGATAAAAAAATTGCCAATTGCTTTGATTTGTTTTAAGACCACCCAAACGGTTTTCCAAAATGCGGCGCATTGAAGAACAAGCAATTGAACATGTGGCAATCCTTGTTCGTGCTTCAATGTTGAAATCTTCAGTAATTGAAACGCTACTAATGATGCCTTGATAGCGTTTAAAGAATTGTGTAGTCGGGGTTGTGATGATCTGGTTATCAGAATCAAGAAATCCTCGCCACACCTCAACCAACGAACCTTTAATTTCGCTGCCAAGAATGATGCCAACGTTAGTTGGGTCAATTCCTGTTAAAGCAATCGTCATGTCATCGCTGGTTGCCCTCATATCTCTTTGGACATCGCCAACCGAAAGTAAAGCCCCAAGATTGCTAAATGTGATGCCGCTAACCGTCACAGGAGCAGCAGCATTGCAAAAGGTGTAAACCGTAGCGGCTGTGCCAACCGTCATACGGACAAATTCAGCATGTCTAATGCTGGCGCTGTTTACGGCGTTGATTGTTGTCATGTGATGTACTCCCGGAAAACAAATGCATCATCCCATTGGACAAAAGCACCATTTGTCATTGGGTTAAGAGTATAAGTTGGGCAGCGTTCGGCAACAACATTGAACGAACAATCATTGCCAACATATACCGTTGCGCCAGATGCAGGTGTTCCGATCAATGGCCTATGAATAGGCACAGAAGCCACTCCAGTGCCTCTTAGAACGTCTTGCGTTACTTTGTATGTATACCCACCAACCATGCAGAAATCACCGGCCTTAAAAGCGTATCCAGCGCCACTGGTAACGTTCATGGATAGTGTCTGCGTGTTAGGCGTAGGGGTTGAAGCCAAAGTAAAAACAGGGGCCACAACATCACCTTGGTATTTGGTAAACCAAGACAGATTGCTGCTATTGAAAATAATGGTTTCAGGCAGTTGACGGTCTTTGTTATCAATGGTTTGAATAATGTCGCGCACTTGCGGGTAATACAAATAGTTGTGAGGCATCACAGTAAAAACCCAAGGCACAGCAGTCAGGTACTGAGCCACTGTAATGTATCCAGACCTAGCAATCTGTTGTCCAACAACTCTGCG